GCGCCACAGACGGGCGGAGCTGCTGTTACCGTACAGTCCGCAACCGTGACAGCGCGGGGCTGGGCCCCCGGCGCGATGCTGCAGATCGACGACACACAGGCGCAAGGTGCGGTTGTGCGGGTGAAAATCACCGGTGGGACGGCAGGCGAGGCGTATCTGATCAAGCTGGTAGCCCTGAACGCTGGGGCACCGGTGGAAGGCGAACTGGAAGTGCATGTGCTGGAGCTCGGCTTTGTGCTGCCGGACGGCACACAGGCCTATTGTACTCCGCGCGCTTACGTCGCGCGATTCGGCTATGAGGAGACGCTGCGATTTACCGACGAGCGGGGGCTCGGGCGGATCGACGGGGACAGGCTTGGTGCCGCCCTGGTGGATGCGATGGCGATGGTCGATGGCTATCTGGCTGGTGTCTATGCGGTACCGGTGCTGCCGCCGATACCGCCTCTGATTGCAACATTCAGTGCGATGATCGCGCGCGGCATGCTGGCGATGCATGAAGTGGATGAGCATCCGGCGCGCAAGAATATGGCGCTGGCGCTGAAGCAACTGGCCGATGTGGCAACAGGCAAAATTCAGCTCGTGGGAGCAACGCGCGGCGATGCGGTGGAAGAAACAGCAACACCTGCGAATGAAGTGATCTCGACGGGTGGCGACCGGATTTTTTCTGACGACAGTCTGAAAGGGTTCTGATGTCCGACACGGAAATCACGCTTGTTGTGCGCGACGATATCAGCCGGGTGCTGGCGCAGCTGTCGGCGGCGGCCGCAGATCTGACTCAGCCGATGAAGCAGCTGTCGGCGGAGCTGGAAACATCAACGGTGGCGCGGTTTGACAGCAATATCGGGCCGGACGGCGTGCCCTGGGAGCCAAGCCAGCGCGCGCTTGGTTATACGTCGCAAAAACGAGGCGGCAAAAGCGCAAATGCATTTGGCAAGACCCTGGTGGAGAGCGGCGACTTGCGCTCCTCAATCACCAGCGACTGGGGCCGGGATTTTCTGACTATTGGTGTCGAGGCCAGTTTCGGTGCCGGTATTTATGCCGTCATTCATCAGTTCGGCGGACAGGCAGGGCGCAACAAATCTGTGACGCTGCCTGCGCGGCCTTATCTCGGTCTTTCCGACAGCGACAATGACATGATCCTCGATATCCTGAGTCAGCATCTGGGCCAGCCTCTGGCGGGAGCACTCGCATGATCCGCCTGTCACCTATTATTGATCAGCTGCAGGGCATCAAGGGCATCAGTTTTGTGCGCGGCGTGCGCGCGCTCGCCGCTGTGCAGCAGATCGGCGGACAGGTGCCAGCGATTTATGTGGGGCCGGAGGACGAAGCCGCCACCGACAACCGCATGGCAGCCGGTGGCCATGTGCAAAAAATCAATTGTGGATTTTTCGTACTGCTGGTGGTCGGCGGCAATGCAGCCTCGACAGCCGCCGAAGTCGATCAGATCAAGAGCTTGACCGATATTATAGACCAGCGGCTGATTGGCTGGGTGCATCCGGACAGCTGTGTGAATGAGACAGATGCGGGACGGCCCACAGATTATGCAGGTGCACGCTTGCTGTCACTCGTGTCAGGGCAGGTGCAATGGGTCATGCGCTTTAGAACGACACGATATTACCGGAAAGTCAACAGTGCCGGTGTTTGACACCGGACAAGGCAGATCGTGAAAAAGGAGCATTACAATGCGCAAACCTGTGCTCGTAAAAAATGCGGAAGGCGATGAAATTCAGATGCCGCCCTGGTATGATGTGGCGCGTCATGGGCTGAACACGAGCGGTATTATTGACATTGAAACCGGGCTTTATCTGGCTGCAGACGGCCTGCCGCAAAATGGCCCGCCGCGCATTGCAGCACTTATTGCCGCTGGCGAGACCGAGGATAAATTGGGTCTGGTGGACGCTATCGTCCTGAAAACATCGCTCGCCGATGTGTATGACCTGCCAAAAAAGGATGTGATTGATGGCGAATGTGCGCAATAAAGTAAGTCAGGCGGTTGTTGAAGCAACCTACGGCGTGGCAGGGCCGTTCACCGCTGCGGATGCGCTGCTGACGCGGAATGCCAAAGTCAAGCCGCTCATCGGCGATGTGGTCGAGCGGGCGCTTGATTTGCCAACATATGGCGCACGGCCAACAGGGTTTACCAACCTGCGCAACGGCTTTTCGTTTGAAGTGGAAATGGCTGGAAGTGGTGCAGCGAATATTGCAGCACCTTGGATGAAATTGAACCGCGCTTGCGGCCTTGGCGCTCCCGTATCCAGTGCAGTCGGTGGCCAGCATATGGAGCAGCCGCTGATTTCCAATGACGGGGCAAGTCTGGCGTTTAATCTGAATATCGACGGGCAGCTGCATGCGCAAACCGGCGCGCGCGGCACGTTCAGCTGGTCCGTCGAGGCAAACCAGATTCCGTTCTTCAGCTATGAGTTTATCGGCCTTGCGCCAACGGGTGCTGTGCGCACCAATGTTGCGCCGGTGACGCCGGATTTCACCGCGTTCCAGACGCCGGTGGAGGCCAGTACCAGCAACACAAGTATAGTTTTAGATGGCTATCAGCCATTGGTGCGCAGTTTTACCGGACAGATGGGCAATACCACGCCGTTCCGCTCGCTTATTGGTGGCAAGCTGGTGCGCGTGACGAACCGCGATATCAGCGGGACGCTGGTTATTCAGGATCCTGATTTCCTGAAAGACTATATAGCCATTGCGAGAAGCCGCACGCTGGTGCCGCTGGCATTTCAGCATGGCACCGTTGCTGGAAATATTGTGACAGCAACTGCGCCAAAGGTGGAGCTGACCTTGCCGGAAGATGCGTACAGCAATGAAGATGATGTGCAGATGCTGACGCTGAACTGGCGCGCGATCATCACCACAGGCAACGACGAATGGCTTTGGGAGTGTAAATAAGAGTTCTGCCTTGCTCCAATAAATTAAAGGAAGATTTTATGTTTGTTCTGGGTGTTGCGCGAAAAGTGTGGGTGCCGCTCGTTATTCCAACACTCGACGGCGAGGGCGTACCGCAAGATAATATTCTGCGCGTGCTGATCGATATACCGAAGGACCGGGTTGAATTATCCAATTTCAATGAAGCCTGTGACAAGGTCGATGCCGCCACTGAAAAACTCTCGCTTGACGGCAAGGTGGAGCAGGAAGCACGGTTATTGCTTCCGTACGTGCATGACTGGAAAGATGTTTACGCTGTTGATGACAGTGGTACCCGGCACCCGCTGCCGTTCAGCGCTGACCATTTCCGGCTTATCATGAGAGAGACGCAATTTGCCAGCCAGCTGGTGACGGCGATTGTGCGTGCGGCGAATGGTGTTGTGGATCATCGCGCAAAAAACTCCGCCGCGCCGGTGAGCTCTGGGCCGCAGGCGGACATCAGGGACTCCGGCGCGACGCACTGAATGCCGCGCTGAATGCGGGTGACCCGCGGCCGGTGCTGGATGCTGTGGAATATCATGAGCTGTGGCCCGACATGGTGGATGCCGTGTCGGTGTTCATGGCGCTTGAAACGCAATGGACGATGACGATGACCGGGTTGCCGACGGGGTTGAATTACAGCAGCATCGAGCCGGTGGCGCGGATGCTTGAGGTGTCGATGACGCCGCAGTTGTTTCTGGATCTGCGGGCGCTGGAACGCGGTGCGCGGTCCTATTTTGTCAAGCGCGCCAAAACATGAAAAAACTCGAACTAGGACTGGAAATCAAGGGCGATGCACGCGGGGCTGTTGCTGCGCTTTCGTCGGTTGAGCTGGCACAGCGCAAGCTGACGGCCGAGCAGGCCAAGGCCGCCCGGGCCGCCAAGGAAAGCGGCGCTGTGGCGCAGCAGGCGGCGACGACCGTGCGCGCCAGCGGGCGGGCCGCCAGCGGCAGTGCCGGTGATTTCCGTCGTTTGACGAGTGCTGTAAAAACAGCTGCTGCCGACATGGCCGATGTTGGCAGTGCCACACGGGCCGCTGCAAGCGATGTGCAGGCGGGCGGCAAGGCCGCCCGTGCCAGCGCCGCAGGCTATCGCGAGATGGCGGAAGCTGTGCGAACTGCAGTGGCTGAGATTCGCGTTGCGGCCAGTGAAGCGTCGCGGACCGGCGCTGATTTCCGGCGACTGGCGAGCGACGTCAACCGGGTGCCCATGGCGCTGAAGACGGTGAGTCCAGCAGCAGATGCGGCAGAGCGCAGGCTCGGCGGCCTGCGTGGCACGCTCGGCGGCTTGGGCGCCCTGGTGTCGGGCGTCGGTTTTGTTGCGCTGGGGCGCGATATTTATCAGACCGGGGTGCAAACTGAGGGATTTAACCGCGCGCTGACGACGATTCGTGGCAGTGCTGCGCTGGCAGCGGATGATTTCAAATTCGTGCGGCGGACAGCAGACGATCTGGGTCTGGTGGCGACGGACCTGCAGCAAAATTTCTTGCAGCTGAGTGCAGCAACCAAGGGCACCGGCCTTGAAGGCGAGGCGACGCGCGCAACATTTGTGGCATTGTCTCGCGCAGGCATCGGTGTGGGGGCCGGCAACGAGCAGATATCACGAGCGTTCACGGCGATGACGCAGGTGGTGTCCAAAGGCCAAGTAACAATCGAAGAGCTGCGCGGACAGCTCAGCGAAGCTATTCCTGGTGCGGTGCAGATTGCCGCACGCGCTTTTGGTGTGACGACAGCCGAACTCGGCGACATGGTGGAGGAAGGTCTGGACGCGGAAGTGTTTGTCCGGCGCTTCACCAGCCAGCTGGAAAAAGAATTTCCCGAAGGACTGAAGTCCGCAGGGACAGGCACTTCAGAATTGAAGAATGCCTGGGTGGAGGTGAAAAATGCACTGAATGACGCCGGGCTGTTCAAGGCGGCAAATGAAGGCCTGTCGCTACTGGCCGGTGGCCTGAAAGGTGTTGCGCAATTTATTCGCGACCTGACGGATGCCATCAACAAAATTGATTTCTCCGTCCTGATTGGTAAGGCCAAAAAAGCCTATGAACAATTGCGCAAGCTCAACCTTGATTTTGCGATCAATCCGGGCGGGGCGTTGCTGCAGCGGTTCAATGACTATGGGGACAAGCGTGCCGCAGAGATTGAAAAGGCAGCCGCGCCGAAGCTGGTAAAATTTGATAGCTCCAAAACCCTGAAAGACCATCAGGATTATTTGAAACGTGCCAACGCACGACTTCGCCAGCAATATGAAGAAAGTAAAAAGGCGGGCACGGCTACTACTGGCACTGGCGGCGCAAGTGACAGCAAGGCCGATGCGGACCAGCGCCGGGCTGACCGGGCTGCTGCTGCCCTTCGTGCCGACCAGGCGGCGGCGAATAAATTGCTCGCCGAGCAGAATGCTCTCTATGAGCGCACGTTGGCCGTGGTGGATCCGGCCAAAGCTGCCCTTGCCGGATATCGGGACGAGCTCGTCGCCCTGGAAGCCATCAAGGGGCGTTTCACGCCAGACGTTTATGCCGATGCCGTCAAATTGCTGAACGACAAGATTGTGGCTGCCGATCCGCTGCTGAAAGGATTCACTGCCGCGCTCGATGACCTTCGCAGCAAGAGCGATGGCGAAATATTCGAAGGCCTGACGGTGCGCGGCCTGGAGGCTGACACGCTGCGCGCCGAGATGCGGGATGCGACACGCGACACATGGGACGCGTTCAGCCAGCGTGGCGCGCAGGAAATTACCGCACTTGGCCAGTTGTTCGGCGGCAGTTTTGGCCGGTCGGTCGAGAAAATATTCGGCCTGCTGCAGGGCTTGCAGACGGGGAATTTCACCTCGGTCGGTGGCAAGCTGGGCGGCGCGCTGACGCTGCTCTCGGGCGGTCGCACAAATAGCCGCACCGGCAGCCTGAGTGGTGACGCTGCCAAGCTGGCGCGCGGTGGCACGCCGGGATTTGCCGGGGGTGTGATCGGTGGTGCGACAGAAGCGGCCGAGGACTGGAAAAAGCTGTTCGACAAGCTGACGGGCGGGCTGGACAAGATTTTCGGCAAGTTGCCAGGTAGCATCAGCAAGGCCATTGGCGGCGTGCTGGCCAATGCCGAATTCGGCAAGGGTGTGACCGATATTCTGGGTCTAAAAGGCAGCAAGACCGGTGCGGCTCTCGGCAGTGTTGCCGGCAGTGTGGCCGAAAAATTCGGCGTGCCATTCGGCAAGCAGATCGGTGCCGTGCTGGGCAGTGTGATAGGCGGTGCCCTAAAAAAAATACCCAAGGCGACGAGCACGATCACGACCGCAAATGGTAGCTTTGTTGCCGGTGCGGCGACGGGAACAAGATCCCTGCTCTCAAGCGTCAATTCCCTCGGCGGTGCCGCAGCCGAGAGTCTGGAAGATATTGCTAGCCAGCTGGGCGGCGGCATCCGCAGCGGACTGACGCTCGGCAGTATTGGCCAGCGGAAGAAAAAATATACATATGATCCGACGGGGCGCGGCAAAACAAAGAAGAAGGACGGCGCGCGGCAATTCGATACTGCCGAAGAAGCACAGGCAGCCCTGCTGCAGGATGCGCTGGCGGATGGGGCCATTTCCGGCCTGTCCCCCAAGGTCAGCAGCGTGATCAAGCAATATGCGGGAAATATCAACAAGGGCGTGAGCGAAGCGCTGAGGGTGCAGGGCCTTGAGCGACTGGTGGCCGCACAAGGCAATCCGTTCGCAAGCTTGTTCGACGATTTCGAACGGCAAAATGCCGAGCGGCTGAAGATTGCGCGCAAATATGGGTTTGATGTTGCGGAAATTGAAAGGCTGAATGCAACCGAGCGGCTGAAAAACCTGAAGGCCATTCAGGAACAATATACAGGCGGCCTGCAGCGCACGGTAGATGAGTTGAAGCGCCAGGCGCTGGGCGGCACGGCGCTCGATCAGATCGGTACATTGGCCTCACAGCGCGATGCGGCCGTGTCAGCCGTGCGTGGTGGTGATTTGGATCAGCTCGGCAAGGTGACAGACCTGACCAACCAGCTCAGCCAGTTGCGCAGCGAGACGTTTGGTAGCACGGCGCAATTTCAGGAGGGTACGTCAGCCGATGCGAGCTTGCTGCAAACGCTGATTGACGAGGTGAATGCCCGGATTTCGACCAGCGCAAATGAAGCGCAAACACGGATTTCAGGCGAGGGCAGCGCGACACAGACGAACACGCTACTAAACGAGCAGACTGATATTCTGGCGCAGCACAGCAGCTGGCTGCAGCAGATTGCGCAAAATACTGGCATGCGTGCCCGGGATGCCGAAAATGGTGGTGCCGTGGCTATTCCGAATTTTGATTTTGCCAATTACTTCATGCGGAGCTTCTGATGCAGCTGCGCCTGGCACAGGTCGTTCTTGTTGAAGCGCTGCCGCGCAGTTTGGCAGGTGTAACGCAAACCATTCGGCTGGCGGGCGGCGGGGCAGATTTTGCCTATCGCTATGGCGGGCAGGACTGGCTGGCCGGTGTTGTGTCGGTGCCGTCGTCCATTTCTGAGATTGCGTGGGATGAAAATGGCTGGACTGGCGGCGCGCTGCCACAAGCGCTGGAGATAGTCTATTCCAGCACAGATGCCGTCCGCCTGAAATTACTGGCCGGGCTGGTCTGGTCTCAGGCAACCGTCGTGATTTCTGTGGGGCCTGACGGTGGTGGTGTCGGTGATTTCCAGCTCATATTGGCAGGCAAGGTGCGGGAAGCTCTTTTCGCGGCCGGACGGCTGACGCTGCGGATTGCCGATGCCACAGAGGATCTGACGCGGCCCCTGCTGGTCGACCGTTATGCAGGCACCGGCGGTGCCGAAGGCAGCATCGAGATGCGCGGCCGCATCAAGCGCCGTGTGTGGGGCCAGTTCTTCAACATGGCCTGTGACCT